AATAATATCCAGCTTAGTTTTAAGTTCCGATAGTAATAACATACTAGCAGACTCATCGATCTTAAAACCGTTTCTTTCTTGAATGCAAATGATTGCTTGGACTTCATGTTCTAACTCCTGTGATGTTTCAGAAAATTCCTGTTGTTTAAGTTCATTCATTATACAAATATAAACCTTGTATAACACCTCTACGTCTTGCTTGCAATACACAATCAACTCATCTAATGTGTGAGTTTTTAAATCAAAGTCATCAAACTCAATCTTCTGAGTCCCCAACGTCTCTCCCCACGCTGCTAGGCTGTGTCCTCCTTCTCTGCTTGGATTGAGCAACCTGCTTAGTACTAACGTATCTTTCACTTTCTTCAATGAGATCTGACAATTCCATAACTTTATCAGTAGATGAAAGTCGAATGCGATCCCATTGTGAGCCACTATCAAAGTTGCGTCCTTTATGAATTCCCGCAGGGCGGTTGCTTCTTTCCATACTTTAACTTCTCCAGTATCAATGTCTTTAGTAACTACACACCAAATCTTATCGTGTGCTAGTGTGGTTTCAATGTCTAAAAGTATTCGCATAATATCATCATATCACAAAAAGTCATCTTTTGCTATACCCTCTGCGATTTCCTGAATTGTCATAATAATTCACAACTCCTTGATTTGATTCAGTTTTATATCCAGTACGACGACCTTGCTCATCATAGACCGCATTTGTGGCATTAAAATTTACTGAACTATTGCTGTAATTATGTGGACTATTCTTATAATTGTGCTGTGAGTTTTCATAGTTGTAAGGACTGTTCTTAAAGTTATAAGGACTATCCTCAAACAATGTGACTTGAGCACTACATAGTGTAGCTACAAATAATAAACTACTTGCCATTGCAGTTTTCATCTTGTTCTCCTTTAGTTTTCTGTAACATAATACAAAGTTGTTTAATCGCTTCTCGAATCAATGCGTTTTCTTTAGCTGCATACGGATTCCCATAGCGTTGTTCTAGTGCGTCAATCAATTCTTCTAACTTCATTTGTTCCTCCAATACCTATCTTTAGGGTTATTTAACATCGACTTCAGCAGTTCATCCACAGTTGAAAACCACTGAATCACTTTCATGCCTTCATGCGTAGTAATAGTAAAACTCATGTTGAAGTTACACCCATTTAGAAACCTGTATAAAAATATAAGTAATTAACCCAATGGCATATAAACCTGTTGCCACAGCTTCAACAACGACCAGAGGTGCGTCATCTTGAACATAACCAGCAGTAGTCCATAAACCGCTACCGACTAAACCAAAGACAATGTTTAAGGGATAGATATTAAAACTGGTCAACGCTATCCCACCTAAGCATATCAGTGTTCCGTACCATTTTAGATTAGAAAGCTGCACTGTCGACCTCCTCTAGTTCATATTCAATATCAATTAAATCGTTTTCGCTAATCTGTGCTTCTTCAATAGCACTGTCTAATTCATCTTCTCTATCAGCATAAACTGTAACATTGTAAGTCTTTGTTACCTTAAATGTACCAACAACTCCAACTGGTTCTTCTCTATATGAAATCATTTCTTGTTTCTCCATTCGTCAATAAGTTTATCAAGTCTACTGCCTTCAACCCATTCAAACTTCTCCATTACATTATCACAGTTTACCACAATCGGTGCAACTTTTTCAAGTCCTACATCCCATGCACTGTTGCGTAGCCACAAGTAACGCTCAGAGTTCTCCCACATCTCTTTGTTGTCCTGAATACGACTAAACACATTCTTGTTAAGTTCTATCAATCGGTCAATCTCATCACACAGTGAGCTGATGTATCTACGAGTAACAATATACTCATCTTTAGCTGCATAATCTCTTGCTTTTTTTATTAAATCTTCGTTCATAATGTATCCTTAATTTCCATCATTCGACCAGTACTAGGATTGTACAGCAAATCACTTGCACCGCCAGTATAACCGCTAAAGCGATTCTTTAACACACGCACATGGGTGGTATTGCGTTCAATCATATCCACAGCCTGTCCGTTACGTTCTAATCCTATCACAATATCGGATAGTTGTGCAATAGCTCCAGAACCCCTAAGCTGGGCTAACGAGGTTGCAGCTCCTTCTTCGTGTCCACGATCATTAGGACGCTTTAGGTGACTGACACAGATCAAACTGATGCCTGTCTCCTGTACTAACATCCGCAAGCGTGTCATGATAGCATCAAGAGCTTTGCGTTCATCGCCCACATCGCCACCACTAACGATAATAGATATATGGTCAAGCACAACAAAACCACAGTTGAGTCCTTTAGCCATATATCGAACTCTATTGACAATATTATCCAAAGAGCTACTACCGAAATGGTCAAACAAATACAACCGATTAGTACCAAGAGTGACATCAAAAGCATTTTTTAACTCCGTATCAGAAACTTCTACATCGGGTAAATGGATAGGTTTATTTACAGCCAGTGACATAAGGCTACGAGCAGTCTTACGCACACCTTCTTCTAAGAATAACATACCAATGTTATCTTCGGTGTTGTTAAGAATATGCCACACAATCTCACGCAAGAACTGAGACTTACCAAGACCAGAGCCAGCAGTAACCATCACCAACTCACCCTTACGGATGCCGTAGGTTAGTTTGTTCAAGCCCTCATAGGGATAGCTGACTTCAGCTTTCTCCATCGGACTCGATACAATATCCCATAGGGTAGATCCTTCGATGATGCCATCAGGAACATAGTTCTCAGCTCTCCACCAGTCTTCAACAAATTCCTTGCTGGCATTGATCTGAAGATAATCAGAGGCATCCTTTAGCGTGGTACGCATCTTCATTAGCTTTGCTTTAGCACCAAACAACTCAGCTATTCCACCTGCTGCTTTTTGTCCTGCCTCATCAGAGTCAAAAGCAATCACAATGTTCTCAAAGGAATCAATGTATTCAAACTGTGCCTTACAGTCCTTCAGAGCTGCTGCAGCGCCATTACGAACAGACACCACTGGGTACTTAGCACCCATCATCTGAAAGGCTGAGAGAGCGTCTAATTCACCCTCACAGATGGTCAAATAGCGACCTCCACGAGGGAATAGACTCTGCCCAAACAAAGTAGCTCTGCTGAAGTCACCAGCAATAGCAAACTGTTTGTGCTCTACATTGCGTGTTTTAACAGCAGTTAAGACATTATCAATGTCAAAGTAAGGATAAAAGTGATTCTCATGTTTATCGTCTAGCCGAACACCGTACTTAGTGCATACAGCAGAAGAGATATGACGATCAGAAATAGCCATTGTAGAAGATGAGTCATAAAAGTTTAAATCCTTATTCATTGTTTTCTTTACAGTTTTAGTTTCAGTAACCCCATCAGCATGAGTGTAAGTTTCACACACATAGCAATAGGCGTGTCCATCATTGTATAGCGTGTTGCCATCACTAGAGCCACAGTTAGGGCAAGCCATACGCTTAATTGCTCTGCTGTCGCTCATTTGTGCCACCATTGTCCTCTCGTTAACCTTTCACACATCTTTTGTACATCAGGAGGATTACTCTCTTTATCCGAGCAAGCATAGACAACTGAATGCGGATAGGTGTAATACCAAAGACTACCGATAAAGCTAGCTACTAGAACGCCTACGCATAATATAGTTAGACAGTCTCGCATAGCAATGCCTCCTCTATCCTATCAGCAACCATAACATCAAGGTCTTCTAGAACTTTCTTGTAGCCGTACTTCTCAATCAAATCCATCATCGCTGACAAAGTGAAATGATAGTTTGCTTCTAAATATTCATCTGGCATAATTTTTCTCCATAAGTTAAGACTACACAATACCACATAATGACATAGATGTATGTTGTAAATAAACAACACTAATACATTGACAAATAGACAATTTCATGATATCCTCAATCTATTTAGATATACATCGTTGCTCTAAAGAGTTACTATGTATTAAATAATAATTATTACAACATAGTAACAACTTAGACTTTGACATCTCTAACGATCTGTATAGATGTCATCAAAGTCATCACAGCCGTTGTTTACATAATCAGCAAGATCATCTTGGTCAGCATAGCCACCAGTGTCTGATTCGTGCATCAAGTCCTTACGATCAGAGTGAATGATGTCTAATTCCGCAGCCACATAGCACTCTTGGCAGATGTCAAGATACTCAAAAGTGATAAGGTGCTTACGAGTTGCCTCGTAGTCGTTTAGTGTGTTGTTACAGATAGTGCATTTCATTTTATTCTTCCTCTTCTTCACAGTCTACTTCGTTAACAAATTCTTCTTGCCCAGCAATGCTTAGTTTGTCGTTAGTTAAATAAGACATTTCATCTAAAGCACCCCTTTTTGCATCTTCACGATTATCAGCTTCAATTTCAAACTTTTCGTAGAAGAATACAGTTCTTGCAACAGTGATAGTAAATTTCATTTAATGCTCCTTGATTGATATAAATAGATACTACAACTCCAATTTAGTCCTTTTTACACATTAGTACATAGGGACATACCCTTACATAGTCACATAGCCACATTTCCACATAGCTACATAGCCACATAGTAACTTTATAGCACACATTCACACATAGCCATATAGGGTCTTTATAAGTGTTGTTTTTTTACAACAGTATAGGGGTTATATTTCAAAATATTTCAAAAAATTGTGGTTTTAAAATGACAATCGATTTTAAGGGCATTTTTAGGGCTTTTGAGCCGTTTTACCCTTTTTTGATACTCTGCTATATCCGAGGTATTTAAAATTGCAGGGCAGGGCTTTAAATCGGTTTAAATTGATGCCCTATTGATGCTTGATTGCGGGATAAATCAGGGCAATAAAAAAACCCTGCTTTTTAGGGCAGGGCTTAGGGTTAAATTATCGGATCAAGTAAACCAATGTAAAAACAATCTTTTTAGTTTAGAGATCCATCTCTCTAATAAGTTGAAATCATCTTGATCTATCATCATGCCAACTCTACCGATCTCTCATTTTTCAACCATGGGAAAGAGGTTTCGGCTAGATCAAAATCATAGATGCAGTTTATGAAAAAATCTTCCTGAATGCGTTGATCCATTAACATCATAGCAAGATCATAGAATGATTCGATATTGTAATTATCGATAAATTCAATGGCATCACTAAAGGGCATCGATCCCGCTTGATGGTAAGACGATGCGCCAAGATCATCTAAGATAATTTCAAGATCATCAAGTGCCGATTCATCTTGATATGCCGATTTTGGTTTATATGATGATTTTCCAACGGGATCAATCGAATTGTATTCGGTACGATCATAAGATGTATAAGAATTCAAATCATAGTCATACCCGTATGAATTGTATTGCCATGATTTCTTAGTTGAGGGTAATTCCATCGATTGATTGTAAATAACTTCGGGATTTATTTCAGGGGTTTTATTTGCGCTATCCGATGCTGTCCATGCGTATGTATTGCTTAGCCATAATCCAGCCCAATGATAACCCTCTGATTGGTTTATCACTTGTTGATTACCTAAATTATCCATCATCACGAATTTATTGCTTACCCCAATATGATCCCCGATCAATTCGGCAAATTGAGTAGTAAAAGCAAATTGAGGGTTTTTAGCTAAGATCGGCAATAAATAATCATTGATGTAATGATAAGTATCTGACATTGATAGATCGGCATCATTACCCGTATGTAAGATGCCATTGTGCATCAACCATAGATCCCTGCCATGATCTGCTTTATTCAATACCATGTAAGGATGACAATTAGATAGATCGATATGCCCATGAGTTTTCATTCTTAGGTGAAAAGCGCAATCATGCCCTGCAATATGATCGTGATAAAAATCGATAAATTCTAAGGCTGTTTTTGGCAGGATCTTTTCAACAATCAATTCATTGTCAATAGATCGCATAACGCCAACGCCATCAGAGTTATAAGAATAAAAATCTTTCAACCATTCATCAGAAAGAATCGGGCTTGCTTGGGTTT